TTGTTTTCCACATCCACATGGAAAGTGTCTGTATCCACAGTTAAGTTTGAGCTGACATACACATTACCAACAACGTGGAGGTTGGCGTTAGGATTTTTAGTGTTGATACCAACGGAGTCGTTCTCCGCATCAACGTGAAGGGTATCCCCATCCACGGTCAGGTTTGAAGACACGTACACATTACCAACAACATGTAATTCTGCGTCGGGACTTGTTGTTTTTATACCCACATTAGATTCTGTTAGAACACCACCGTACACGTGTACATCCAGGTCTTCCGAAACTATCGGAGTAATCGTATTACTGTACGCACTACTTTGTGTGTAGGCGAGTACCATCTCATTTTCAACTTCTTTAAAACCGACCGTGACATTGGACCCTGGTCGAGTCATGATAAGACCGAGGTCAAGGGTCGTATCCTCAGATGTATTGTTTTTACCAATTTCTATGATGGCATCTTCAATAATTAAGTTTTCCGTTGTAATCGTAGTGATCCCACCATTTACTGCTAGATTTCCTTCTATAGAAACACCGCCATTGACTACAAGAACGTTCGACGGTCCTACATCATCTATATACACATTTGAACCGATACTTAATGTATGACCTGGTGAAGTATTTGCAATACCCACTTTACCTGTAGTGACAATTGCAGTAGTATTATTATTAAAAATTATAGTATTCGATGTGGCATTACCTTGGTTGGCAACCTCATCAAGACCAACATTACCAATGATATCTTGTGCTGATTCACCAGATTCGGTTAATTCTTTTGTTAATGTGTTATACATCATTAATACAACTTCAGGCTTACCAACATAATCGCGAAAGTTGCGAACTGGTGTTATATAAACAGCCCCAGCATCCGATGCATCAACTACGGTATTACTCGCATTTAGAACAATCGTATTCTCACCCTGGTCTTCTTGGACATTTTTACCAAACCTAATCTTCGTCGACCTTTCAATGGTCGGCAAGGTCTTGACCATTTATTATAGTGTTGTATTTTAATTTGCATAGAGGAGACCTGCCATCCCATTTTCTATCCGAAGTATGTTGTAGTTTACTGCATAGATTGGGTCATTGATATTCATAGACTCACTCATGATAGTAGCCGAAGAGAGACGACTGAAGTTGAGTGTTCCTGTGGGTTGTAAGCTGGACGTGGAGAGACAGAAACAATAAAGGAAGAAATCTGGGGAAGTCACGAAGTTTGTGTGATAATAGCTCATCACATCTATGAAGTGTGGTTTACCCCATCTGTAGTTGCTCACATCGAGACCATTAATGTTCAATTTAATCTTGTTTGTGGGGGATGTAAGGGCACCATCTGTGGTTGTATCCGAGGATGCGAGATACTTTACGGGGTGATTGAATGTAAGTTCTTGAATGAGAGCGTTTGAGGGGATGTTTTTCTGTACCTGTGTAATGAGAAGATCGTGCTTCCTTGTGGCAACCTGACCACGTTCTTCATTGTCGAGGTAATAGTAATTTGCGAAACATTCAACATTGTAATTAGAGGCTGCAGTGGCCCAATGAACCCTGATTTCGACATTATGATAGTTTAGGGCTACGAGGGGGAGCGCACATTGTGGTCCCTCACAGAAAAAGAAACCAAGGGGGTAAAAGAAGGAGCGAGCGCTTACACCTGGGTGTGTACCATTCGCACTCCTAGATACATTTTGGGCAAACGTATCAATAGCAATCTTCTCTGTGAAGATGGCATCTTGAGTGTCAACGACGGAACCACCAATCAAAAGCTCTACTTTATCAATAATGGTATCCCATCGTTGAATATCGAGAGCTTGATTTGTATCATCAAGTGTGAAATAGACATAACTGAGAAGATCACCTGACCTCTCGAATTGGACGCTAGACATAGAATTGTTTTTCACCGCTCCATGGATGGTTTGTTTTTCAATGGATTGTGAAAAATTAGCATGGCGTTTGAATGTTGAACTGAAGAACGATATCTCGGGATTACCCATGATATATTTATCCTGGGCTCCTATAGCGATCAATTGAACAACACCGGCAGACATGGTAATACTATTTTAAGGGGAGAAAAATTACAGGTTTGGTTTTCTACACACGAACCGGATAACCAAAAAATTATCTTCGGCGGGGTTTGGGGGTGTTATAAGATCACCGTTTTGGTTTCTTATATTCACAGTGAGACGGTCAATTCTCCGAATGGGATTTATGTACTGGGTTGCGATTGGGTAATTATCCCTGAAAGTGATGATATTACTTGTCAAATCATCTGGAACAACTAAACTCGCAAAAGCGTTTCTGAGAACACCCAGAGACGCCTGACCTTCGTACGTGTTGGATGCACGGTCAGAAAAGACTGTGTTCAACTCATCAATGGAAACATAACAGTGCTCTGTGGCTGTAGTGGTATTAATACGAGCAGCGAGGAGTCGAGCCTGTACAATATTTTTTATTGGCTGGTTGAGAAAGCATGTGAATGTGTTCGCACTACTCTGATCGATGGTGTCGATTGTGATAGTGTGATATTCGTAGTTTAGGTCCGGGATCGAATCCGATGGTGATGTGATCAACGCCATTTACTATTAGATTAGATTAAAGATCCGCCGATTCCATCCTCAATCTCATACCCAGCATGCGCGCTCACGAGCTTTTGGGCACCACAGAGGCCACCTGGAGTAAGACCAACCGAGTAGGGGCTGTCCTTCTTACCCGAACCGGCGACACAGTCGAGCTCGGGCTTGAGACCAAAGAGAGATTCCTCACTGACTGGTACAATTTTAATTGGCCTGGGTTGGTACTTCGAAGTCTTCGCGTTCATGAAAGACAGGACAACAATGAGGGCCATCAAGACGGCCATGGCTGTGAGAGCGTTGCGATCACTCTTGTTGAAGTTAAGTTTAAACATTTATAATAGACATAGATTTTTTTAAAGTGCGTTAAAGAGATTTTCTTAGTTTCTACATAGACAGTAGATGGACGAAGAAATCGTACTCGATAGGGGTCAAACGACTGTAATGAAATTAGATGCTGATGAACAGGCTCTCATGGATGAGATTCAGATTTCTGCACCTCGTCCAAAGCCGGTTCCTAGACCAAACAGGCCTATGCAGAGACCTCAACAATCTTTCCAGCAACAGGAGGCGATGGATGCTTTTGTAAATCCCAATAAGCAAAGTGCCCCAGCGCAGCCACAGCCTGATGAAGAGATTGATTACGGTGAAGATGAACCCATGATGTTTGATGATGAACCCATGATGGGACCTGATGGGAGTGATCAGGGTGAACAACCATCAAAGGGGTACACTTCGGTGGATGAAGAGAAGTCGGATCTTATTAATAAGTTGGCTCGACTTGAAAAGAAGGGGTTCGCTGTTAACAAGCGCCTGAACGCGTACTCGAGTGTCGATGAGCTCAGGTCGGAGGTGAAGAGGATTACATACAGTATTGATGTTGAACAATCCGTTCGCTTCTCTCGTCGTATGTTGGTCGCTTGTGTCACTGGGCTTGAGTTTTTGAACAAGCGCTACAACCCATTTGAGATTCAGCTCGAGGGATGGTCTGAATCCGTTATGGAGAATGTTGACGATTATGACGGTGTTTTTGAGGAGTTATATGTCAAGTATCGCTCGAAGGTCAGTGTCGCCCCCGAAGTGAAGCTCATTATGATGCTTGGTGGTTCGGCGATGATGTTCCACCTTACCAATAGCATGTTCAAGTCGGTTATGCCCAACATGAACGATGTGATGAAGCAGAACCCCGATCTTGTGAAGAACATGATGGCGGCGGTTCAGAACACCACACGAGCCCCTGGTGGTCCCGCCACTGAGGCACCAGTGGGTGGTTCGGGGCAATATGAGATGCAGGGTCCAGGCCTTGACATTTCTAGCCTGATGGGTGGAATCTCTATGCCACCCCCACCCCCCATGAACACCTCAATGGGACAGGCTCCCTCTGCACCTCAGCCCGTCGAGGAGGATGATGATCTCTCTGACATCATGTCCATCTCTGGTGATTCCACAGGAGGTGAGGTCAAGGAGGTAAATGTGGGTGCCAGTAAACCCAAGAGAACTCGTCGAAAGAAGAAGACCGAAATAAATCTCTAAACTAATATAAATGATAGCGTATTGTCCGCTTGAGGAGCTCGAGCCTCCCGTTCGACAGCAAGAAGTTGTCGCCGAGGCCAAGGCCGAACCTGTAAAGCCTCAGGTCGGTCGCGAAGAAACTGAAATGAATTACGTCATCATGGCTTTCATTGTCGGCGTAGTTGCACTAGCCGTCTCTGATTCCATCAGGGCGTAAATGTTGAATCTACCGCGGGGTACTCCCTCGTAGTAAATTTAATAAGTGAATGTGGCCAGGGTCTGCTGACCAGCTACACCATTATCGAGATCAGTATTTATGTCATTAATGTTATGTGAAATTTTGGCAAGTCCACCATCACATGCGGATGTCACTTCGACTGAAATATCATAATTGTAGTTTTGTGTACTATCGATTTCAACTGGTCTAATGTCTATACTCCGTGTACCCGCAGTCACTGTAGCACTCCATGGGTAT